CAGGAAACCCTTGCCGAACTCCTCCGCCGCCTTCATCCGGGCCACCAGCTCGGTCGCAATCGGGACGCCGTCGGCGTCGGTGTAGGCGAATGCCTCTCTTGCTCTGACGATTGCCACTTGTGCACTTCTTTCTGTTGCGAACAGATGGAGGAGTTGAGGTGGGCGGCCCCGGCGATTGACCGGGGCCGCCCGAACCCGTTACGACGCCGTCGCGACGTTCAGGAGCTTGAACGCGCCCGTGTCCACGACATCGGCGCCGACCCGGTAGTGGGCGTACCAACCCCGCTGCCCCGACGGCCGGTTGCTGCCGGTGTGGAACAGGTGCGGAATGAACTCCACCGACATCCCGATACGGTCGGCGATGACGTAGTTGGAGAAGTCGCCGAACAGCAGGACGAAGTTGTCGGCGGTGGCCGCAGCGTTGATGCTGCCGTCCATCCCCTCTGCCTCGCCCACCGGACGGCCCAGCAGGTTCGCCGGACGGCCGTTGCCGACCGTCTCCCACAGACCCGCACCGCCATAGCTGTCGAACTGCCGGATCCGCGAATAGATCAGGTTGTTCGCCAGCCACGACCCTGCGCCGCGATGCCGAGCGGGCAGCGCGTCGTAGGTGCCGTACACATCGGCCAGCGCGAACGTCTCCGGAGTCGCCGGGCTGATCTCGGCCGCAGTGCCATCAAGGGCGGTCACAATGCCCTTCGGCGCACTTACGCCGCCGCCGGTGATGAACGCCGTCGCCTCCAGGGTGTCCTTACCGAACGCCAAGAGCTTGGCGACCTCCGCGGCCACGTTGGCCTCGTCCTGCAACGCCTCAATGCTGATCGGCACGAACCCGGCGGCCTTGAAGATGTCCACGGACGGCTGAGCGAAGGTGGTCGCGTCGTCGGATACCTCCGCACCCTCACCGTCCCACGACCACTGCACCGCGCCAGAGCTGACGCCGTGCCACTTGTCACCGGTGGCGACCACGGTGCGGGCGAACTGCCGGATGTCGTTGCGCGAACCGACCGAGGTGATGATCACCGTCGGATCGAACTGGAACGGCACCAGGTAGCCGCCCGCATCGTCGGTCAGTGACATCGCGCGAACCTCATCAACCGCGCGCTGCTCGTCGGCGCTGAGCATCGCCCCACCGGGGTTGAGTGCCAGCTTGCTCCATGCCCGCGTGTAGGCGGGGCTTGAAGTGAGCAGGCACTGACGTGCCAGCTTCCCGCCCTCGTCGAAGGTCTCGATGATCTTTGTGGCAGCCTCGCGAACGTCGTCGCTGGTGCCGCGCAGCTTCTCGATGGCCGACAGGGCGCGGGACCGCAACTCGGCGTTGACATCACCGCTGTCACGACCGAAGGTCCGCATATCCCGCAGATCCCACGGGTTGCGGAACCGGCAGTCCTCGATGCTGTCCGGCTCCAGAATCGAATCCCGGTCGTAGTCCGAACGAGAGCCCTGCGACCCGGTGGACGAACCGCGCTCAATGCGCAGCCCCTTCGAGCGGACGGCAACATCGACCTGGCCCTTAACGGACTTCACCTGGGCCAGTTCGTCGGCCCGCTCAAGCCGCTTGCGGTGCTCATCAACCTTGAACACCTCGTCGCGAAGCTCCTTGTACAGGGACTCCTCTTCGGCGGTCAGGGACTCCTTTTCGGCGAGGCGCGACATCTCCGCCTCGATCTCCTGAATGCGATTCACCGACTGCGAATAGGTCATCGACAGCCCGGTACGGACCACACCGTCTTCGTTCTGATCTTCGCCACTCATGGCGTTGTTCCTTTCTGGCGCAACAAACAACCCGAAGCCGTTCGGCGTTCGGGTTGTTGGGGGGTTTAGTTAGGGAGTTACCTGTTTGTGCCGCGGGACTCGATGTCCCGGCACATATCCCTGATGGTTCGCAACGTCACATCAATGCCGCGACGGCCCAGGGGATTTGACGGGCGCTCACCTACTTCAGTAGTGGTTTGCTGCGCGTCGGAACAGCCGTCCAGGCGCTCGCCTACCGAATCGTCGGTGGCTCGCCGCGTGTCGGCTTCATTCTTCGCTAAGTCTGCGAGCAGAACAGCCGAGGCGAGCAGCTTGCGCTGCCCGGGCTCATTGAGGCGACCAAGGTCAATGACCTGGTCGCGCATGGACACTGAGGTGTCGGCGTAGGCCGGCCATGTCACGGGGCCGACCTCCGGCACCTTCAACTCCTTGAGTGTGCGGATAGGCAGCATGTCGTCGGGAACCTCGTCGCGGATCGCCCGACGCAACTCCTCTATCAACTGCTGGTCGTCGCGAATCGGCTTCCCGTCATAAGTGGCCCAGGCTTCGCGAAGCACCGAGAACCGGAAACTCATTCCGTTGACCGCTCCACCGGCGATGGCGTCACGAACCGGCTCGGTCAACCAGTTATCGAACACCCTCGCCACAATGTGGGCGCCGCCATCCGGGGCAAGATCAGGATGGGAATCCTCGGTGGCCGAACGCAACTCCGCAATCGGGATCGACCCGATCAGCGGGTGACGGCCGTGATCAAACTGCACCTTCGGGGGCGTCTCACGAAACGACCGCTTCATCGCCCCCGGGGCGATCACCTCACGGAAACGCCCCTCCCATGAGTCGATGACAGTCTCCCGGTTGAACACCGCCCCATACCCGTCGAGAGTCAGGCCGTCTCCGGAATCGTCCTCATCCGAGCGGGTCAGCGTGAACGGCGCCTCCCGCACCCCGTCACGGGGTGGCCTCTGGTCACTGCTGTGCATCCGAACCTCCATCGCTCGGTCTGTCGGGCGTTGCCGACGTACTTGTTCCAGGCGGTAGTAGTTGGACGCTGACAAGGCCCGAATGCTTCAAGATGCGCAGGTCACCGGAATCCACCGCTCTCACAACCGAATCTGGCTCATAACCGGCAGTGATCAACGAAGCGATAGTCGTCGCCTTGGTCTGCAAAATATCCGCGGCGTCCTTCTCGTCCTCCCGCAGAAACGGGACGTTGTCCGCGTCGTACCACAACCGCACACCGTCGCCCATACTCGGCAGCAGATGCTCCAACGACCCCGCGAGGTTCTCCCACAACGGATGCGCGGTACCGTCAGCCAAGCGGCGGCGGGCCTGCGAGTAGTTCGAGTAGGTGCTCGCATCGAGCCCTTTGGACATGCCGACGATCACCGGCGGAACACCGGCGGCCATCGCGATCCGAACCTCGGTCCCGGCCCGCACATCACCGAAGTCGATGTCCTTCAAGTTCGACCCGACCACCGTCGCATCAGCGCCGGGGTACAGGTTCAACGTCTTGTAGGCGTTGTCCACACCGACGTTCTTCGACTCCATCGCCGCCACCCACTGCTGGATGGACTCCCGATCAGCACCCAAAGCGTGCTTGATGATCATGTTCGGGGTGTTATGGGTGAGGATGTAGTCGTCAGTGACATAAAGGTGATCGTCGGAGTCAACGGCGATGCACTGAGCCGGCTTCTGCCCCACAAGTTCTACGCTTTGGATGTACCGATAGGCCCCGCCTCGCAGCGTTGGACGGTAGACGTCAAGCTTTCTTGCTAGGCCGAATGGCTTTACCCATTCAGGAAGCCTCGATATCCGCGCCGTCCATTGCGCGCGATGGCAATCACGCGCACTACGACTCGCCCGAACCGTCCCAATACCACCCAGCCCGCTGGCCAACTCAGCCACTTGGTGAGCCAGGCGCTCGCTGGTGCTAGTGAAACGAAGCTCGTTGGGTTGGCGCTTCTCTACCGATCCATCGGTATCAAGCAACCCCTTGAGAAGCTCAATGCGGTCAGTGACCGACGCCCGCATGTACCGTTCTGGGATCGACTTTTGGTGGCCGATGCAATCAAACAGTCCAAGTTCCCTGATTGCTTCAGTCAGGGCATTCTGTCGAGCAGTGCCCTTGATTCGAGATATCGACAGCTCAACACAGTTACCGGCGCGGCGGCGGGATGAAACCTTCACCCCGGACGGCATCAATGGAGTTAGCAGACGCACCTGCTCGTCGGCGTCATCAACGTGACACGCTAAAGATGGCGTCCCGCTCTTTCCTGTTGCATTTGCCCGCATGCACCCATCCCCGAGTAGCGAGCCGAGGACATATGGGGCTACAACTAGGTCTTCGCCAGTGGCGTCATACTCCACGGGAGAAACCAGCGGCACAGACCATTTCGCTGGACCGCTCTTGTAGGTGATTCCCCCGTCGACGATCTCGCCGAGTGTCATCGTTCGCGTGACGCCGACCTTGCGGTCATAGGCGCTGGCAACACTCCAAAGGTGGTCTCTGGTGCATTCTGTCGATGTTCCGCTCGAAAAGTTGACCCGGTAGATGTCCTGCATGCCCTGCGGATATACGGCAACGACATCCTTGGGCTTTCCATCCGAGCCGATCACCCGGTCGCCGACAGCGATTTCACCCATCGTTGTCCATCCCGACGGAGTCAGGATCTTTGCGTCAAGCGGCTGCGGTGCCCCGTTATCGAAGAACTTCCGCTGATGCCGGGTCATGGCCTGATCGGCCTGCAACTCGCGCAACACCGGTGTCAGCCAGGACATCCCACGGAAGTTGGCCAGCGGATCCGGTATCGGGGCGAAGTGCCCAACCTGATCGGCGAGGAACCCGACCGGGTCACGCTCAACCCCGCGGCCGCCCTCCCAGTACAGGTATCCCAGCTTGCGCCACCCAACCTGCCCGCCGCCAACCTCCGACCGGCCGCCGCGGATGTTGCGCGGCTCCACGATCACATCCACCCAGTCGGGGCGCAGCCGCACCATCTCCCCGTCGGCAACAGTCCAATAACTGTTCCCCGCCAGGTCGGCGTCCTGAATCATCCGCGACAACATGTCCTGCGTCGTCCCGCCCACCCACGGGCGCTCCAACAGCCGCAAATCCCTCGACCCGAACGAATCCGACGGCTTACCGTCCAACATCCGCTGCCAACGGAACCGCACCGACGAGAACACCAACTGGCGCACCATCATGCACGCAAACACCACACCGTTGGCGGCGTAAGCCTGAGACGCCATACCCACGAACGTGTTCGGCGCCATCTCCGTCGTCCGACCGGACAGTGTCTGCTGAACCGTGCCAGGTCCGAACCCGTAGCCCAGTCCGCCGAAGCTGAACTGGTTGTACATCTGCGCGTACTCGTCAGTCGTCATCCGCGACGGCTGACGAACTCCAGACAAGCGGTCAATAAGCCTCACTGGCCGTCATCCCGCAACAACACAACAGCGGCCGCCACCGCAACCACCGACAACAACACACCAGCCGTCATCAACGCCGGGGCGACACCCCACGCCACCACAACACCAGCCACCACCAAGAAAACGCCTAACAGGACAACAAGACCCGCACCGGCGAGCACCAGCTCAGTCGCAGTCAAACGAATCTCCTAAGTCCAAAGCGGCTCCCACACCTCAACAGTCGGTGCACGGCCATGCATCAGCAATCCATTCAGCGCCAATGTCACCGCAACAAGCTGAGTGATGTCACTCGACGTGTCCTTGCGATCCCAGGCCCACGCATCAGCCAACGCGCGTTTCTTGCCGGAACACACAGATGCCCGAAGCGCCGAAGAGCCGTTATGCCGCAACTCATCCTCTTTGACCGCAGCAAGGAACCGACCACACGCATTCGACATCTGAACAGAGTTCGTCGTCTCCACATCGACGCCCAAAGCCTGAATGTCCTCAATCAACGCACCAGCTTCGGAGCGGGCATCAATCACCACCGAGCACGGCTTCCACTTGGCCGCCAACTCCTGCACCCGCGGCGCAATCCAGCCAGTCCCAGGAAGTGTCGTCACACCCTGACCGGAGGCGGCCGGAACGACACCGACATGAATCTTCCCGTCACCCCTATACCCCGCCACGCCAATCGCCGCATGCGTCTGATCCCGATTCAGGTACACACCGAACGACACGGGATCAACAGGCTCAGACGCGCTATCCGACAATGCATTCCACATCGCCTCCGAAATCAGAGCCGAACCGGCAATCGGCCAGATGCCCTGCATCTCCCGACGCACCGACTCCTCATCGGGCAAGTTGTCCAACATCCGCTGCATCGCCTCCAGCGGAGTGCGATGAGGAAACGAGGGATTGAAAAATGCATACGTCGAAGCATCAAACGGATCAGCATCATCGGCAGCGGACAACTCGATATACACCTGATCGACAGTCTTGCCGTCAATCGCTCTCTGCCGCTTGGCCGTAAACGCCTCACCGTCATCGGACGGACGCGGCGGCGTACCCATGTAATACACCAACCCGCCATGCGGATGCTTCGCCTGATTCGCGGCCGGCACCATATCCTCAAGCGCCTTCAAGCCCAGGATCTGGGCCTCATCGAAAATCAGCCGGTCAATCTCATCCAAACCACGCCCGAATCCCTGCTCCCGCGCCCCGAACATGATCAGAGACCCATTAATAAATGTGATCTCTTGCTCGCCATTCGCGGTACGAATGTCCTTGATGTGAGGCCAGATGTTCTTGCGCCGAACCAGTCCCTGCAACGCGCGAAACGTATTCGTCGTCGTCCGATTGTGATGCGAAGTCCAAGCAACCCGCGTGCCCGGAAACTCCAAGCAATCCCCGACCTGCAGCCCGCCAACCGTATACGTCTTACCCACCTGGCGCGGCCACGACAACACCACACCACCGACCGTCGCCGCCAACTTCCCGTCAGCACGACAACCCAATGCCAACTGCCCAACGCCGCGCTGCCACAAATCGAACGACACCCCAGCCGAAGCCAGCCTGCGCTCGATCCGCGGAAACAACGACGTAGTAATCCCCTCAGGGATCACCAGATGGCGGGCAACCTCAGAGAGCCGCGGCGTCAAAACTGTCGTCGACATCCCCACCTA